TCTACATTAAGTAAGGTTTCTCTTAGACCTAGGTATTACTACCTATTTTAAAGGACCTTGTTTGGTGTGGAACCGTTGCTGGAGTGTATATACCGACCTTTATCGAAGTTTTTAGCTGTGAGGAGATATAACTGTCAAACTTTTGTTTGGATAAGATGTGAATCAAATCATAAACAGCAGTTGGAAATCTAGATAAGGTCCATGAAGATGGACCCCAAATGCCGTGTATAAGGAAGGTACACCCGTAAGGGTTGTCCCGTACTTATGCGGAAAATGACAGGATCTCTAGCTAAGTCCAGTTTTTTTACACTGAATAACTAAAGCCTCAACCTTAATAAAATTCTAACATGACAAAACAAAATCTATTTAAAAATAAATTATTGCTTTTCCGTGCTAAATCCGTTCGGGTTGAGAAGCTGCTACCTGTGTCTGAAATCAGACGGGCCCTTCCTATTAATTTGAAAAAGATAGTTATCTTATCAATGAATAGGTCGGGTTCCATAAAAGAACGAATAAGAATTGCATTCAATTTCTTTTCCTTTGTTATTAAAATGAATCGTAACCATGGATCTGTCTTTACAGTCAAATGACTGAAAGCCAACCAGGTTGCTCTTCAAAAATACCTAGGATCAGATCGATTGAATTCTCTGCGTACCCTGGAACCAAACATACCTCTTCCTAGACTGATAAATGGATGTCCTGCGATTATTAATCGTAGTGACCGCCTTTTAATCCGTCAAGGAAGTTCTAGTTTGATGAGATTCTGATTATCTTTATTTGGATCTTATAGAATAATGTCTATCATTGGAAAAACCAAGATAAATAGTATCTATGATCCTTTTAAAGGTTCTTCAGAAATTCTTCTTGACCTTAATACTTACGCTTTGGCTGGTTCATTCTTTAGTAGATTAAACCTTTCAAAGATTAAAGTATTATTAGCTCCACGTACGCTTGTTTTATCACACAAATCATCTCCTAGTAACTCTATGAGTTACCAAGGACTGTTTACAGATTTTTATCTGTTAACAGAAGGAAATGATAGTCAGAAAGCTATCTACAAGAACATTCAGAATTATCTGTCTGTCCTTAAGGGTCACAATCTGGCAAGATGAAACTCGCTAATATATGGTATCCAATCAATTGTTGATCAACTTAAGTATTCAGATTTGAATTTTAAGAAATCAGCTTGAAAGGATAACTCTTTATCTCAGTTCGCAATAAAAGAAGAGGCTGCTGGAAAAGTAAGGGTTTTTGCCCTTATTGATTCAATTAGCCAATCTGTATTGCGTCCTTTACACGATTACCTTTTCAGTGTTCTAAAAGTCATTCCAAATGACGGAACATTTGATCAGGATAAAAGTGTAGAAAGAAGTAAAGAGAAAGCTAAACTTTATAATTGTGCTTATAGTTTTGATCTATCTTCTGCAACAGATAGACTTCCTAGATCCTTAACAGGATCAATTCTGGAAGGTATGCTGAAGTTAGAAGGTTTCTCATCTGCATGACAGTCATTAATGGCTGATCGTACATTTAAGTTTTCCGCAAGTGTGGGTAAAAAATATCCACATTTACTCGAAGATCAAAACAATGAGTACAAATATTCTGTTGGTCAACCTATGGGTGGTCTTTCCTCATGGGCAGGTTTGGCTATTACACATCACTGAATTCTTCAATATTGTTCAACTCAAATAGGAAATATTTCCAAATGAGAAGAGCGGTATGAAGTTTTAGGTGATGATATAGTCATATTCAATGATCTTTTAGCAAATAAATATTTGGAAGTTATGGAAGGGCTTGGAGTTGAGATTAATCTCTCAAAATCCATAGTCTCTCCGAACAACCCTGTATTTGAATTTGCAAAAAGGACCATTGTTTCCGGAGCAAATGTATCTAGTATTTCTTTCCAACAAGTTATGTCTCAGACTTCTATCGGTGCTCGTGTTGCAGATTCTGTAACATGAGTCCGTCAAGGTTTGATAAATAACATCCCAGCATTGGGTGCCATACTTTCTAAGTATGGTAGTTCCACTGATTTTAGTAAAATAAAATCGGTTGGGTTGGAAGCGATCTCACTTCTAGGTCTTTTATTCCATAAAGGAATAATAGAGCATAGAATAGTGGTAGAATCTTTAATCAATCCTCAATATAAAGAGGATTTCGATTGGGATAAAGCTGTTTTCAGCCTACCCTTAAGATCTATACTTAAGTGATCGCTTACTTGTTTGAGGGGAGAATATACTAAAGACGTATATCCTTTCTCTCACGAAAGCCTTAGAAAGTCAGTTTATAATGAACTAGAAACAGAATTATCTGCTGTAGTATTACAACTGGCTCTATATAAGGCTAAACTCCTGAATCGAGATTATGATTCTATCCTTGAAAAAGGATCACAATCTTTGATTCGTAAGAAAGATGATAAAACCTTGAATTCATCCATTACTGGATGATTCGAGGATGTGATCATCAACTTACGTTCGGATATGGACGTCCTTGAATTGCTTGATAGAGTTGAATCTACTCTATACTTGCATGCCAAGATTGGAAATGTGGACCTAGTGAAAGCTTTATCTATCTTAGATGAAGTTGAAGCGATGGTCTTTGCATTTACATATAAAACCGATATTAGTCGTGTTAAATATGAAAATGACACATCTCCAGTTGTCGACCTTATCCAAAGGGGAGTTTATGGGTCTAAAACTAGATATTGGGAAATCCCAAACCCGTCTTATTCGTAACTTTATGAGGTAACATCCTCCTGAATGGGTAACAACACGATGCCTTTCTTCCTTTTAGAAAGAAGTGGAACCGCTGTTTAATCCATAATAAGGGA